CGTTGGTCACGACGCCATTGACCGTGGTCAGTGCGCCTGCCAGATTAATCACTCGATACTCTTTCATCGACCTTGCCCCTGCTCCATTGCCATTTGTGCGGCCTGGGCCATTGCCTGAGCCTGTTTGACTTGTGCAGCTTGTTCGGGTGGTGTGAGCCAGCTTGCCGGTGCACCGATACCACGGACAGCATCACGCAGTGCAGTGGACAGGTCGATGTCAGCGCCAATGGATGGATCCAGCTGCATGGCACCGGCCAGCATCTGGCTGGTCTGCTGATACCGCTGTGCGATTTCCTCATTCTCATTGGCTGACAGTGGGGATTCAAACTTGAACTGAACCTCAGTGCCTTTAAGTTCGTCAGGCACATCGTAAGGGGATCCCAGCATACCGTTGGCCATGGCGATTTCAAACGCCAGCTCACACACTTGGCCATTGTCTTCAGCCTCGATGGGTGCAAACAGTGGCAGATTCTCACGCCTGAATTGCTTCATGCGCTCACTGACCTCATATGCTGTCATCTGGCCGGCGGGTGGCAGGTTCAACTTATTCAAAAAGAATGCACTGTTCAGTGTCTCGACTACCCGCTCACGTTCGGCGTTACCGATGGGCCAACCGCCCCTATCCTGGCTGAGAGTGCGCAAGGATGCCCCCAGTCGCTCATCGTATGCCTCATCAACCCATGTAATGCCGTCAGCCGAAAGGTCCACATCGGACCTCACAGCCTTTGTGGTGGCGATGATGGGTGGTCTGGCGTACCGTTCGGCAGCCTCAAGCAGCGTGTGTGTCATGGCCTGCAGGCATCGGGCATCGGACAGGCCAACAGTGGTGGCAGGGCTGTAAGCGTATGCACCACCGGCAATGGTCTGGAACCTGGGTACCACATAGTGCTTGTGGTTAATGCCGATTTCCTCGACCAGGTGTTTGTGCTTAACGTCAACCCACAAACTGACATACGGATTCATTGATTCGATCTTGTCATCGCCATACATTCCGCTGGGCATGACCACATGCACCATCTCAACCTCATCGAATGGGTGCTTGAGTGCAGCCTTGACCACCTTGTCGTGAACCGCTTTCTCACCGAAGTACGCCACCAAGTCACGGTTGGTCATCTTGGCTTTACGCATGACACCGCACACCTGGCCGGTCTCATCCTCGAACCATGCACAGTCGCGCAGGTGCCAGCATCGGAACAGCAGACCACCATGCTTGCGGTTGACCTCGACCGATTTGACACACTGGCCAAAGGTCACAAAGTCATGGTCGCCTTCTTTGCTGGCGCGGATGAAGTTGCTCGACCGATGGCCGAACAGTTTGTAAAGCTGGTTGGTTGACTGCTGCAGCCATGCATCTGCTGCATATCCGACCTTGTGCTGGGTGCTCATGTTGAACCATTGCCCATCGCGCAGCATGGCCGACAGGCTGTTGCCCAGGTCGCGGCGCACCAACAGTGGGAATGAGTCGATCAGGTGGTCAGCAAATTCCGATCCGATATTGCGAGTGACAGTGAAGTCAGCTCGCTCAGGGTAGAAGTTGTCGGCCAACAGCTGCCACAGGCTCCGCATGGAGTACTGCAGCTGGAACTGCTTGCTGATCAGCTGATCAATGGCGTTGAGGTCTAGCTTAGCCAAGGGTATTGCTCTCCGTCAGTGCTGTACCAGCACGACCCTGGCCGGCGTATGCCCGGGCAGCCTTACGCTGCTGGTTCATCTGGCTGGTCTTGTCATCAACCAGTGGTGCGGTTGGTGTCTTGGGTTGAGCAGGTGTCTTAGACATTGCTGTGGTAGCAAGGCTGGTGCCCACGCCAAGTAACATCGGCATAAAAGGTGCCATGGCTGCCATGATTATCTCCTGTTGTACCGGCTCATTAACCGGTCTCTGGTGTGGACTTGTGGTTTAACCCATCCCTGATCAGCTGCTTTCTGAGTGATACCCGGAAACAATTCGGTCATTGCCCAGACCATGGCATCTGCCCGGTCAGGTGACTTCAAACCCTGATAACCAGTGACTGTGAAGGCACAAAGCTGGTCTTCGATCTCAGGGAAATGCCCCACATGGTGCATCTTGTTCAGGTCATACAGTGCTGCAATTGGTTCGGCGCGTACCACTTTACCACGAGTTGCCGTCACTAATCCAATATTCAGGTTAGGGTTGTGCGCCCTGATGACCTCGGCCACCATTTCACCACCAAAATTACGCTCGGCCACCACCTTGTCAGCCTGGTGCCGTTCATAAGCATCCGACACGATCTCACCCCACACTGCAGGACCGTATCGACCGCTCAGATCTTCGAGCAGGTAGCCATGACCATCGGTACCCAAGGCAGCCACCACGATGCCAACCTCATCAGACCGTGTGTCTTCAGGACCAGCGCAACCACTGGGATCCACAGCTACGATGATGCGGATGAACTTGGGCAGTGGTGTGTGGTGCTGAGGTGTGTACCTGGTGTAATCCAGCAGCTCAGTCGTCCACAGGCTGCCGTCAGAGTCATCAGCGAACAGTCCCAGCTTGAACCGGTTGCGAGCCTTGGTGGGCAGACTGTCGAGGAAGTTCAGGTAGTCCTTGGTCAGGTTCTCAGAGTTCTCGTCAGGGTTCATCATCTGATACCCAACGCTGAACTGATCCCGTATTGGTTGGCGTGACTCAGGATCCCGCTTATCGACGAAGTACTGGTATGTCCAGTGGCGCTTGGATGGTGGGTTGAAGTCGTAATAGGCTTTCGGTGCCATCTCCCGGGAGGGCAGACCAGCGCCTGCAGGCACCACGCACTTCTGCGCCAGTCGGGTCTTGGCTATGGTGATGCTGTGCCAGGGTATCTGGCTGCACTCGTTGAAGTACATGGTGACGAACTCTTTACCCAGCACGTTCTCCACCTGGTCTTTGTCACCCAGGCCACCAAACCACACCTCACTGCCGTTGGGGAACTTGTAATAATACTTGCCAGGTGAACGGCTCCACGCCTTCTCATCATAGAACTGATCGGGGAAGCATACCTGCAGCACCTTGGGGAACGTGTCATAGATCACAGCGCCCTCAAGCGCATTGAACCGGTACCGGAAGATGCCATGACGGCTGCCAGGCGCAAGGTTGGCTCTCATCACCAGCGCACGGATGAGCCAGAATGTCTTACCGGATCTGCTGCCACCACCCAATGCACAGTGCACTGCGTCACTGGTCAACAGATCATACGCACGGACCTGGCTGGTGGTGGGCTTGAAGGTCATGTGATGGTGATGGTGACACGTTTGTTAGCGAGCAGTGTGCTGGCGATCACTGGGTAGATCCGACAGTATGCGATCTCACTGTCGATCAGTGCACCTGCCCGGGTGACGTTCTGCATGCAGCCATCGCCCACCAGTATGCAGCCTGACGTATGATCGTCGGTCGTGCCCATGTGGATGTAGATCCATTTAAAGTCTGGCACATCCTGCAGCCAGAGCATGCCACGGTGCCAATCAGGACCGAACCGCTCACTGTAACGCTTGGTCATGCCGCCATCGTTGCGCAACTTGATGTCGTATGTGCCGGCTGGGATCCTGGTCTCATCATGCACCTTGATGTCCCTGTGCTCATCTTCCAGCGTAAAGCACAAGAGGTGATTGCCTACCTTCAAGGTGCCCAGAGTGCTGTCTGTGTCGCTGCTGAAGCGGTCGAGTGTCAGGTGTAAGTCATTCATGGGGCAGCCTGCAGATTGTGTGTCTGACCAGCGTATGCGTGGGTGCTATCCGGTTGGTAGGTGATGCGACCGTCAGTCACCTGGAAGTGGCAGAGGTGGCCTTGACGCAGTTTGAATTTGCCCATCGGCCAGAATGTTGGCAAGTGCCGGTCACCATTCCAAATCCACATCTGGCCTTGGTTGTGGACCTCAGCCTCCAGGTTCAGCTCATGGAACACCTTGCAGGGTTGGCAATAGATCGCCGGTTGCCCTTCTGGGAATGTGACAATCGGTCGGCTGGTGTCGATGATCATGACAGTGCTGTCTTGTTCTTTTGCTTGGATGCCATGATGGCCTGTTCTTGTGCGATGGCCTGCTCCCGGGTCTCATGCTTGCCCAGTAGCTGCTTGCCGTCTTGGCTGTACAGTGCCCATTTGTCGCCTGATTTCTTGATCATGGTGCCAACGCCGATAATAGTTCGATGTCAGGGCTGGTAGCGCCACTGAGGATAGCGAACACCTGGACATCAGCACCTACTGCGTACTCAAACTGGTTACCAGCAATCATCGTATCAACGACATGTTTTGTGTCACTATCCTCCAATCCACTGATTGAAATGGTGAGGGTGCCACCACCCAAGTCATCAGTGGACCGACTGTACAACCTGGCTGTTGTCAGGTCCGTGTTGGTGCCGATCAGCTTGTATGTGCCATTGCTGGTTATTTCAGTGTAGTTACTCATAATCCGTGTTTCCGTTTCAGTTGTTGTTGAACTCGTTCGGTGATCAGGCTGTTGGTGGTATCGGCTTTGAGCACAAACCTACCCATTGAGCCTGTAAGTTTGCTACCTGCCGCTAAGTCCGAGAAGAATGTGCCGAAGTTGTACGGCTCTGCTCCAGCATCGCCAACTACAGGTGTGCCTGAGTCAATCTGGTAGCTTGTGGTGGCATCACCATTGTGCCTGACGGTGTGCAAATGAAAACCTGTATCGGATGTTTTGGTGATGACAGACCCAGCGTTAAAGTTAAATGTCGCAATAGTCGCTTGAATAAACGGGCCTGCACTTGAATCATTTCTAGCTGCAGTAAAAACCCCGCCATTCAACAAATCAGCCTTCCCCACCATAAACATCGTCATGGGGGTAGGGATATTCGCAGGTGCCACGGTTGTCTCTATCCCGCCTACGCCACCCGCCTGCACTACAGCCTGACCACTGTTCTGTATCTTAGCACCACCGTTAAGGGTCCATTCGGCTTGCAGGGAAACATTGTTGTAAAAAATGGTTGATCCTTGCGTAGAGCCGAGAGATGTAGCGGGGTATAGCCTTGGGGTGCAAGTGGTGTTTCCGGTGCTGTTGTTTTGTGCAACGACTGTTACTGTAACAGAGCCATCAGAATTAACCGCCGCTTCACCACTAACTCCCGCAGAGATAGTAGACAATACACCAGTAGCCCATGTGTAGCGGTATTGAGCGGATACCGTGGTGCCACCTGTATAAGTCAAGCGGATATCAGTCTCTAGAGCGGTGCCTTCCTTTATGGTCACGGTCAGTTTTATTTTGGTAGAATCGTTTGCTACGATGTTATCATTAACCCACGCTGCTATTGATCCGCCGTTGTCTGTGTCACTTAGGGTTACCGTCCCATCCCCATTATCAGTGATAAAGCCTGAGCCACCCCTAGTCCAATCAGTAGCATTAATCGTCCTCGCAGACGGCGTCAGCATCTCAGCACCGAAGAAGGTATCCCCCGCCCCAGCCGTCAAGCCTGCCAGACGTGCGTCGAAGTCTACTGAGGGGGTGGCTGTTGGGTCTGTTGAGGCGATGACACAGGCGCGGAAGACTTGGCCGCTGAGTCTTTCAACATCCCCTGCATTTCGAGAGCCTATCTCAACGGGTGCGGTCGAATCGAAAATGGATGCAGTGAAATGAGCAACATCGGGGTCACCCAGCTGAGTCCAAGTAATTGCGTCATAGGCTGTTGTAGGTGCGTCATCAGACGTATAGTAGTTTGCTGTGTTTGCTGATATGTCCAGTGTTACTCTAACCCAATGACCTGAGCCGTCTATAAAGTTTGGTGCAATCGAGGATGAGGAGGTTGTAGAATTAGCGCCAGTAGTACTTGTAGACAACTCAATCTTACCAGTGGTGAGGCTGACCCTAAGAAAGTAGGATTGCGTACTGCCCGTAAAATTCCATTTAGACACTAACACCCTGTCATCAGTAGGAGGAGTCCAATCATCCAATGCTGCGTAGGCTATCAGCGTTATATCCCCCGTCACGGACGCAGCAGGACTGTCCGGTGTAGACACATAGCTCCCACTGACACCGTCCAGCAGCACAGCACCGGAGTCATGCCTGCGAAGGCCACCAGTCCCCAACAGTACGTCCATGTCGTAGGCTGAGCCGCCAGTACCTGAGTTTGTCCATGCTGTAACAGCCCCACCGGACGTAACGATGCCGGAGGCGTTGTG